CTTGCCGCCGCTCCCGCGTCGACGAGGCCCCCGGCCGGCTGCCACGGCGAAGCTGACGAGGCCCCACAAGTCGTGGAGGCTTCCGCCGGTTGCCACGGCCGGAACCGCTCGACGTTCGCCCAGAGGCACGCGTCTCGGGTTGCCGGAAGGACTGCGGCGCGGGCTGACCGGGCTGCGGATCGATCCGAACGTGCTGCGAGCCGGGCCGGTTGCCACGGGGCAACGGCTGTGAAGGTGGCGGGCTGCCACGGGGCGCCCCAGGCGAACGCCACAGACGAGTGCGATTGACCGACAGGGCACAACCGCGCGGAGGTGCGCCGGGCTCCCCCTCGGCCGACACCTCCGCGCGGCGCCCGATCGACGCCCCCCGAGGAACCCTCCCGATGAGCTGGTCATTTACCGTCGACGCCACGAAGCTCCGCGAGGCCCTCGACACGGTTCGGCCGGCGGTGACACCCGCGAGCGACCGGGGATGCCTGGTGCGGATCGGCCGCGGGATGGTGGAGGCCCGGCGCGACGACCTTTCTGTTGTGGCCCGGCTTCCCGAGTGCTCTGGGGCCGCGAGGGTGCTCCTGAACCACGCCCGGCTGACGGCGGCGATCCGCGAGGCGCAGGGGCCGGTGAAGCTCTGCCAGGGGATGAACACTGCAACGGTGACGGTGGAGGGCACCGGGGGACAGTGGCTGCTGAACGCCGCCCACGACGACGCATGGGCTGCCGACCCGGAGGACGACCCTGGGGCTCGTTACGTTCCCGTCTGCCGCCTGCCGGCCGACCAACTGGCTCGTTGCCTGTCCGGCACGATCGACGCCGCAGGGGGCGAGGATTGCGACGGGGCGCGGGCGCAACTTGCCGGACTGCGAATTGACGTGCTTGACGGCGTGGTTTCGTTTGTCGGGTGGGACGGCCGGCGGCTCTACGTGACGGCCGCGGAGATTGACCAGGCGACCGACGACGGGGCCCTGACGATCCCGGTGGCGGCGGCCCGCGTCATGCTCGCCCTGGCGAACCGATCGTCGAGCACCTCAGTGCAAATGATGCGGACGGAGTCGGCTGCGATCTGGACGGCTGGCGGGGTGACGGTGACGGCCGCGTTGCTGGCCGGGAAGTTCGCGCCGTGGCGGAAGGTAATTCCATTGGCCCGGCCAGCGATGCAGGCGACGGTAGGGGCGGCCGCGCTCCTCCAGGCGGTGCGGCAAGCCGAGGTTGTCACCAGCAGCGATTCCCGCGCGGTGGCGTTTCGGTTTGGCGGCGGGCGGGTTTCCCTGTCGTCGCGGTCGGCTGAGTACGGATCGGCTGCGGTGGCCTGCCCGGCTGCGGGGGCGGCCCTCGAGGCCGTGCTGCGGCTGGACCCCCGGCACGTCCGGCAGTGGCTGGCGACGCTTGACGGGGCTGCGACGGTATCCGTCGACCCGGGCGACGGAATCTCCCCGGTGATGCTGCGGCACGAAGACGCGGTGGCGGTTGTGCTGCCGATGGAGGAGGTGGGGGCATGATTTGCGACGTTTCCAACCTTGACTTCATGCGGCAGTGGTGGCCGTGCAGGCTCTTTGACGCCACCGGCGCTGCAATCTCTGGACACGTTGTCTGGGCGGACACTGAAACTGGTGAGTGTGCGCAGTTTGTTGAACCAGACGAAAAAGGGCGATTTGACATGACGGTGGACGAAACGGGTGAAATGACCATCTCAAAGCACTGGGCGACGTACCCTGCCCCGCTTCGGCTGGAAAGGATGCGGGCATGACCGCAGCCCCGGCCCTGACGACCTACCGCGTGAATCCGTTCCTCCACTCCCCGGATTCCGTCTTGCCGGTGGACGATGAGTTTTCCGAACTGTTCCGCACGATGGTAACGGCCGGCGACGAGGCGGCCCGGCAGCAGAAAGTCTGCTTCGTCGGCATGGCCCGCGACATTGCCGGCGTGCTGCCGTTCACGTTGCAGCGACTGGAATCACTTGGCTCCCGGTTTGCCGAGTGGAGCGCGGTTGTCGTCGAGAACGACTCAAAGGACGCGACAAAGGACATCCTGCACCGCTGGGAAGACGAGCACTCTGGTCGCGTGATTGCCGACTGCCGCGACCTGGGGCGCGAGCATTACCACGGCTTTGAGCGGGCCCGGGTGGAGCGCTACGCTGAGTACCGGACGCGATACCGCGACATTGCTCTCGATCACTTTGGCGAGGTGGATCTGGTCATCGCCGTTGACCTTGACCCGTGGGGCGGGTGGAGCGAAGAAGGCGTCATCAACGGCATTGGCTGGATGGAGTCGCTTCCGAAGGCCGGCGGCATGGCGAGCGTGTCGCTCTACGAGCAGATGCTCGAGGGGGCTGACGGCACGACCGGCAAGATGCTCTGCCACTACGATCACTGGGCGTACCGCGGGCCCGGGTGGAAGCACCGCTGGGAGCGGCATTTCGCCCTCTGGCTGCCTCCGGTCGGATCGGCTCCGATCGTCTGCAACTCGGCCTTCGGCGCGCTGTGCATCTACCGGGCCGACCCGTTTTTCGCCCACGCCCCGGTCAGCGTCGACGGCGACATAGAGCACGTCGGGCTGCACCGGGCGATGGCTGACGCGGGGTGGGAGTTCTATATGAACCCGTCGCAACGAACGCTCATGACATGGGTGCCCGAGGATTCCCAGGCTCTTCCTGGCGCCGCCCCTGCTTGAGGGACGCATGGCTGGCAACACCGCTGTCATCTCGATGGTGAAGTTTGCCACGGACTGGGCCGCGCACATTCCGATCTCCGCGCTCTGCGAGCGGTACACGGTCACGAAGGATCAGGTGCTGCGGCTGAAGGTGATCTGGCAGCTTTCCCCACGGCACGACCGCCGGCTGCGGCAGAAGCCGAAGTGGGCCCCTCGGCCGACGCGAGACGAGGACGCGGCCAGTGGCTCAGGCTGCGAGCTGGCCCCGGAGATTGCCCGCAGGATTGAGGAGCTTCGAGCCCGCTCTGGTGATCGGTTTGGCACACCGAACGACACCGGGGTGGTGGAGTTCTCGGTGCCGGTCATTCGGATTGGTGGAGGCCGCGGATTTTCTCCGTCATCGGATGAAAACGGCAGCGGCGATATCTGACGGGAACTGCAAGGATTGCCGATTCGCGCGGAAACTCCGGCCAAGGAGAACCCCGCATGACCCCCGAGCAACTCCAGTCTGCCGTTGCCCAATTCATCGCCGACGCGCGGCTTAAGTCGCAAGGCGGAATCACTGTCAGCGAGTTCGGAACCCTTGTTGTCGAGCTGCTGCACCTGGCGGTCGGCGGGCTCGACGGCGTTTCCACGCTCGATGGGCCGAGCAAAAAGGCGTGGGCCGTGGCCTGCGTTGGCCTGCTCTTCGACGCCGTCTCTTCGGCCGCGATCCCGGTGGCGATGTGGCCGATGTGGCTGCTGCTCAGGCCGGCGGTTCGCTCGCTGGTGCTGGCCGCTGCCGGGGGCGCCCTTGAGAAAATCCTGCTGCTGACGCGGGCCGCTGCGCCTGCCCCGGAGAAAGCCGCATGAGCAACGGATCCCTCCTGTTTGCCGCTGCTGCCGCCGCCGTTGTCTGGTGGTTCTCGCGCCAGCCGACAGCTACCTCGATCTTGCTCCCGCCGTTGTCGCCGCTGCCAGCGCCGCTGCTACCGATGCTCCCCGGGCCGGCATTGGCCCCGGGCGGCGTGTCCCCGCTGCTCGTGGGGGCGATCCTGCTCCCCTGGGGGCTGATTGCGTGGTCGCACCTCTCCAAGCCAGCCCCGAGCCCAGAGCCTGCTCCCGCGGTTGAAGGCATCGACCTGCGGGGCAAGTTTGTCGGCGAACATGCGGCAGAAGACGCCACGACGGTTGCTGTGCTGACGCTCCAGACGGCCGACGCAGTCCGCGACGACGGACAGATCGACTTCGACGGCGATGGCCGCGTTGACGAGCCACGACTGCTGACCGGCCGGCAGGTTTGGGAACTGCGAAACCTAATGCGGGCGTACCACACCGGCGGGGTTCTTCTCGGGGAGCGGCAGCCGATGGTAAGGGACGCGATCAAGGCATACCTCGATGAGCGCTGCGGAAAGTCTTCAGGCCCCCTGACGCCGGAAACGAAGGCCGTGTGGGAAGACGCTTTCCGAGTCATCAACCGAGCCGCCATTCAAGCGATGGGGGGCTGACGTGACCGCACGCCAACGCACCGTCTGGACATGGTCCGCGATCTCGTTCGTGGTGTTTGCCGCGATCGTCGGCGCCCTGGTGGAGCGGGCCACGCACCGGCTTGCCGCGAAGGTTGAGGCCCGTCTCGGCTACGTGCCGAATCCTGAAGGCACGCGCGAGTTCCTCCGGGAGCTGAAGCACCCGCTGTTTGCTGACGCCGCCCCGGGCGTGATGGACAACGCGAAGGGGAAGGATGTTTTCCTCTACCGAAACGCTGACAAGGCCCACCGCGCCGTTTATGGGAAGCCGTTCACGGTCTGGGATCAGGGCAACCACGGCAGTTGCGTGTCGTTTGGG